ATTGATAATTTGGCATTAGCAGGTAATTTAGTTTTTGATGTTGATGAAACAATGTTAGTACCTGGTCAGGATATGAAAGTATTTCCTGGTAAAATATTTAGAAGACAAAGTGGTCAGACAGGTCAAGCTGTGCATGGATTAAAGTTTCCTAATACTGCGATTGAAAACTTACAAATGTTTGACAAGTTTAGACAACTAGCAGATGAATCAACAGGTATACCATCATACTCACATGGTGCTACAGGTATTCAATCTACAACACGAACTGCATCAGGTATGTCAATGCTCATGGGTGCAGCTGCATTAAGTATTAAAACAGTTATTAAAAATATTGATGACTATCTATTGAAACCCCTAGGTGAAGCATTATATCATTGGAACATGCAGTTTAATGATGATGCTCCAGAAGTAAAAGGAGATCTAGAAGTTAAAGCTGAAGGTACATCTTCACTAATGCAAAAAGAAGTTAGGTCACAAAGACTAATTACATTTATGCAAACAGCTTCTAATCCTGCTCTGGCACCATTCGTTAGATGGCATACATGCTTAAAAGAAATTGCAAAAGCTTTAGATATTGATCCAGAACAACTAATCAATGATCCAGAAAAAGCTGCAATCTATGCAAACATAATGGGGATGGCAAATGGAAATCAAGCTAATACAACCTCTACTGGAGGACAAGGTCAAATGGCAACGCCTGGAGAAGTTCCTGTTGGAGCTTCAGCAACAGATGTATCGGGAGCTGGAGGTGGCAACATCGGAACAGGCAGTGTACCGATGCCAGGGGAAACTGGGTTTAGTTCGACAACTGCTGAATCTGCAGGAAGCTAATAAAAGAAATAAGGAAGATGGTATTACAACTTAAACAAGATAAAACAACTGGTCAGTATGTAGTTGACTATGGTGTGCCTGATGTTACGAAACCTGCTGTAACGGCTGGTGAGTTTGAAGCATATTCTGGTTTAAAAGATCAAACAACTCTTGTTGGTGGTACAACACTAGGTGAACAAACTCAAAAAGTTATGAGAGAAGCACCTGGTCAAGTTACAACTGAAATTGATCCAGAGACAGGTGAAGTTAAAACTAAAACAACTGGACAACAAGTTGAACTAGAACAAAAACCTATTACAAGTTTAGAAACAAAAACAGGTACTGCTGCAATGCCTGAAACAGCTTTAGAAAAAGCTATGAGGTTTGCAAGCATGACTGGACCTACGCAGCAAAATCAATTTGATCCTAATGAATATTTTAATAGAATTGAATCTATTCAAAAAGATGCACAAAAAGCACAATTAACGAATACACTTATTAAAGGTGGATTAGATATTGGAATGACTTATTTAAGAGGTAAGTTAGGCGGATTCTCAACTGGAGGTATTGTTCAAACTCCATTATCAGGCGGAGCATTTCCAGGTACTAGTTTTATGGGTGCTGGTGGTGCTGGCTCTACTTTAATGGGAGCAGGAATTGCTGGTGGTGCTGGATATGGATTAGGTAAATTAATTGGTGCTAAAGAATCTGAATCAAAAGGAATGGGTGCTGGTGCAGCAATTGGATACGCTGTAGGCGGACCTATTGGTGGTGTTATTGGTGGAGCTATTGGTGGAGTATTTGGATGTTTCTTGCCTGATACTAAAATTACTATGGCTGATGGTTCAGAAAAAGAAATTATTAATGTAAAATTAAATGATAGAATTAAAATAGGTGGCAGAGTTTTTGCTACTGGTCAATTCTTAATAAATAATTTATATGATTATAAAGGTGTTAAAGTTTCTGGAAGCCATATGGTTAATGAAAATGACACATGGTTAAGAGTTGAAGATAGTAAATTAGCTAAATCATTAGGTAATGATGAACATATAGTTTACACATTAGGTACAGACAATAGAAGAATTTTAATTGATAATATTTTATTTACAGATTACTTTGAAGTTGATGAACAAAAAGAATTAGTTTCCGAAGGCAATAAATATTTTAATAATTGGAAGATACATTCTAATCAACTACAAGATGAGAATGTAAATATTATGAATGCAAGCTAGACTTTGGAATTTAGATAAAGACTATCAATATTTAGTCAAATGGTGGAATCAATATGAGTTTGGAGTAGTTCCAAAAAAATGTTTACCACCACAAGGTATAATAGTTGAAGTAGATAACCAACCTATTTGTGCTGGTGGTTTATACAGATGTGTAGATTCTAACTTTGGTGTAATGGAGTGGATAGTTGCAAACAAAGAAGCTAATTTAAAAGTAACACATAAAGCTTTAAACTTATGTATTCAGGAAATTATAAAATTAGCTAAAGAGTATAATATTGAATTGATATATTCAATGACTTCAGAACAAGCATTACATAAACGATACACTAAATATCATGGATTTGAATTAGTAGAAAATAATGTAAAAACTTTTTTAAAAGACTTGACAAATTCGTATAAAGAGTTAGAATGGATATCAGATGATATTCAATTTGAAAAACAAAAAAATAGGAATATATAATGGCAATAGGACCAGGAAATAAAGTAACCACTACAGGAATGATGGATGTTAGACCAGAAACTCCAAAAGCACCTAATTTAAATGCTTTGGGTAAGGGTCAAGATCAAGCACAACCTGCACAACAACCTGTTGAGCAACCGCAAGAAGCAACTAATCCATTAAAAGAGCAATACCCAAATGCTACAGATATGGAATTAGAATTTGCTGAAAGAGTAAAATCTTTAACGGATGAGGATGAAGCAGCATTACAATCTGTTTTATCCCCATCTGTTAGAACTGCATTAGGTAAAATTATACCAGAGTTCAAAGAAGTTATGGACGCTTATGGTAGTAATGAAGCTAATGTAGTTATACCTGTGTCAATAGCAAGTAAATATGCTATGGCAAAGTATAACACACCTAACCCAGAAGAAGCATTACAGAATATGACAACTGAATTATTAGCTGTCTCTGATTTGCAACCTATGGGTCAACAACCGATGGAACAACAACAACAAACTGTGCCACCTAGTCAACCACAAGGTATTATGGCTAGCCCACAAAATATGGAGCAAGTATAGAGCTACCCTTATCCATAAGGCACTCAACCCAAAGAGGTAAAAATAATGGAAGAAGAAAACAAAGTTCAGGAAACTGAACAACTTGAAGTAACTGAAGATAACCAAGAAGTAAAAAAGGAAGTTAAGTTAAAAGACTCTAATCCTTATCATAAAGATTATGGTGAAGATGATGATGAAACTAAAGCTTTTCTTTCTGGTAAACTTTCTAAATATCATCAGGAGCAGAGAGAAAATAAGGCAAACGCAGCAACCGAACAGAAGGACACCGATGCGTCTGAAGAAACTGCAGACTCAACAGACACCAAGGCTACTCCTATCGCTGAACGCCCTGTAAATGCTGAAGATAAAGTCTTTAAGAAACGTTATGACGATCTTAAAAGACATTATGATTCTACGATTCAAAAACACAAGGACGAACTTCGTTCTTTACGAACTCAATTAGAATCAAGTACTAAACAATTTGTTCCTCCAAAATCTCAAGAAGAATTAGAGAAATGGAGAAGAGAATACCCAGATGTTTATGGCATGATTGAAACCATTGCTATGACAAAGGCAGACTCTAGAGCAAAGGAAGTAGAGGAGAAATACCAATACTTACAATCTCAACAAGAACAAATTGCTAGGGAGAAAGCTGAAGTAGAACTTTTAAAACTACACCCAGACTTTAATGATATTCGACAAAAAGAAGAATTTCATGAATGGGCTGGTAAGCAAGATCCTGTTATTCAAAGTTGGTTGTATGAAAATACATCTAACGCATCATTAGCTGCTAGAGCTTTGGATCTATATAAAATGGATGCAGGCATTAGTAAGTTAAATAAACAGGAAAAAGCTGATGTAAAAAAAGAAGCTGCTAAAGCTGTCACCAAGACTAAAAAGAGTGCTGATTCTGATATGCCAGTTAAAAAAGTCTGGACAATTGATGAGATTTCTAGATTGAAACCACATCAATATGAGAAGTATGAGAAGGAGATTGACCAAGCACGTTTAGAAGGTAGAATCAAACAATAACCTTAAACTAAACAATACCAAATAGGAGGATATATATTATGGCTTTTGGTAGTGCTGGTGGATACGGAAATTTACCTTCAGGTAATTTCACTCCACAAATTTTTAGCCAAAAGGTTCAAAAATTCTTCAGAAGAGCATCAGTGGTAGAAGATGTAACTAACACTGATTACGCTGGAGAAATTGAAAACTTTGGTGATACTGTTAAAATAATAAAAGAACCTACAATCACTGTACAAGATTATGCGAGAGGTACAGCTGTTTCTACTCAAGATTTAGCTGACGATCAAATTACTCTTGTAGTTGATCAAGGTTCATACTTTGCATTCAAAGTAGATGACATTGAAGAAAGACAATCTCATGTAAACTTTGAATCACTTGCAACTTCTTCAGGTGCATACTCACTAAAAAGAAACTATGACTTTAATGTGTTAAAACACATTTATGACAATGCTGCAACTTCAGCTGCTAATACTGGAACAGATGGCTCACCAATCGATGGTGATGCTGCTACTGACACATTAGCAGATGTTGTATCAGCTGCAAAGACAGTTCTTGATGGTAATGACGTACCAGAAGAAAATAGATGGTTAGTTGCACCACCTGCATTCTTTCAACAATTAAGAAAAGCAGGTGCTAAATTATCAGACCAATCAGTTCTTGCTGATGGCGGTGCATCACAAATCAGAAATGGTAAAGTCACTGACAGACCATTATTTGGTTTTAATATGTACATGACTAATGCAATTGCTGTGTCTGGTGGAAATTCTGCAAACAAAACATTTGGTTCATCTGGAGCAAATGAATATGCGTTCTTATATGGACACATGTCTGCAGTTGCAACTGCTAATCACATTGCTAAAACAGAATTAATCAGAGACCCTGATTCATTCGCAGATATCGTTAGAGGACTACACGTATTCGGAAGAAGAATTTTACGAGACGATGCAGTTTTTTCTGGCGTTATAACAATCGGTTAATAGGAGGAAATAAACAATGACTGCTTATAATAGTTCTAATACAAATAGAATAATCAAAGCATCTTCTGATGCTGTAAGAGTTATGTCAGAAGTTGTAGATTTCTCTTCTACAACTAATGCTGCAACTGACACTTTTGATGTTATCGGTATTCCCGCTAACACAATGGTAGTTGCTGCAGGTTTTGACGTACTGACTGCTGACACTGCTGGAAACAGTGGTGAATTAGCTTTAGGAGATAGTTCAGGTGCTGCTGTATATGTAGCTGCTGGGACTGTAGCCGCTGCTGGTCAGAGAACTTTAGTTGATGACTCTAAAGCATATTCATCTGGTGATGACATCAGATTGACTGTGACTGTAGGAGCAATCAATGCTAAAGTTAGAGTATGGGCAACTATGATTTCACTTGATCAAGGTGGAAACGCTGCTGATACTGACGCACAAACAGTAACTTTTAGTTAATAAATAAAATTCTTGGGGGGATTAAGTTCCCCCCTTGAGTACTTGGAATGCCAAATGGGTTCCATTTTATAACTCGCTTAACAAGGAGATAAAAAATGACATTAAATATGTTACCTTTATTCAATTCATTAACAGTAGGATTTGACTCTATGTTTGATGAATTATCAAAATTACCAACTTCAACTTTTCCTCCATATAATATAGAGAAAGTAGAAGATGGAAAATATAAAATTACTTTCGCAGTTGCAGGTTTCAACAAACAAGACGTTGATATATCTTGCAAAGAAAATACTTTGAAAGTGTCAGGCAAAATTGAAATGCCAAAGAACGCTGACTACTTATACAAAGGTATTGCTGAAAGAGCATTCAATCAGTCTTTCAAATTAGCTGATTACACAACTGTAGTTGGTGCTGAAATGAAAGATGGTTTACTTCATGTAGAATTAGAACAAGATCTACCCGAAAGTAAAAAAGAAAAGAAAGTAGATATAAAATAAATTAAACAAAGGGAATCCCATCAACCATGGCAACTACCTATTTAACATTAGTTAATAGGACTCTTCGTGAGTTAAATGAAACAGAGTTAACTTCAGCAACTTTCTCTAACAGTAGAGGAGTTCAAACTGCAGTTAAAGATTTTATTAATAAATCTATTCATGACATTTACAACGAAGCAGGTGAACTTCCTATTCTCTACACAGAGACTAGCCAACAAACTTATGTTGGACAACAGGAATACGATTTACCTGCAGATATGCGTAAGGTTGATTGGGATTCTTTTGTTATTAGTTCTGGTGAATTATTAACTAATCCTGAATTTACTTCTAACATTAGTAACTGGACAACTTTATCTGGTTCTCCAAGTCATTCATCAAATGGTAATGGCAGAATCCTATTAAATGATTCAGCTGTATATCAATCAATTACTACAGTTAAAAATAGAACATATAGAATTGAAGTAAGAATTGCAGATACTTCATCATCAGGTTCAAGTATTAAAGTACAAGTGGGAACATCTGCTGGTGATACTACAAATTTAAATACAACTGTATCTGTAACCAATACAGGTGAAGGAAATATTTTAGATACTACATTTACAGCTACAGGTTCTACAACTTATATTACGATTGATAATGATTCAACAGATAATTTAGAAGTAGACTATGTTAGAGTAAGAGATAATACTTTAGTTCCAACAAAATTAAACTTTATAACTTATGATGCATTTTTACAAAATAGAAAACCAACTGATGATAGAGCAGGGGATGATAATTATGATAAGCCTATCTCTGTATATAGAAAACCTGACTATGGGTATTTTGGGTTAAGCCCAATACCTGATAGAAGTGATTATGTAATTAAATATGGATATTATACTACACACACTGATCTTTCTGCCGCTAGTGATACTATCAATTTACCTGATCGTTTTTCACCATTAATTATTGATAGAAGTAAATACTATACTTACATGTTAAGATCAGATCCACAACATGCTACTCTTGCACAAAGAGATTATGAAAGAAAATTAAGATTACTACAAGTTGATTACGCTTCACCACAAGATTATATGAGAGATGATAGAGTATTATCGGGTAGTATTAATGTACAATTTATATAAGGAGACACAATGAAAAGAAATGAAATGAAAGCTTCAGAAGATAATTTAGATTATGCTTCTAAAAAAGAAGAAAGAATTATAATGGCTAGTGCTGATGATGGTCCAGGTATATCTGCTAGAAAAATTGCAGAATTACCAGGAAATACTCTTGCTGAAAAAGTAGAGAAAGCAACTGGAGTAACTCCAAGCCCTTATTTAACTTTACCTGAAGCAATGGATTTATTGAAGAAAAGTGGTGCTGTAGACTAGGAGTAAATCATGCCAACAACAGATTTAATCTCACCATTTGTTGTTAGCTGTGCTGGAGGATTAACTCTTAACAAAGACGTATTCTCAATAGCACCAGGTGAGGCTTTACAGTTACAAAATTTTGAGCCTGACATTGAAGGCGGATACAGAAGAATAAATGGTACAGTAAAATACAACACTAATGTTGTGCCTTTAGTTGTATCAGATGATGAAAGAGTTGTAATGTCAGCCGTATTTAATGGTCAAGTTTATGCAGGTCGTGGTGGTAGTATTCATAGAGCAACGGATTCATCTTCATGGACATCAGTAACAACAGGATTAACTACACCTACAAAAAATTATAATTTTAGAACTATAAATTTTGATGGTACTCAAAAATTAATTGTTACAACAACGGTTGATCAATATGCATTAAGTATAGATACATCAAATAGTGTAACTACATTTAATGGAACTAATGCTCCTCAATATCCTAAATATGTAGAAGTATTTAGAGACCATGTATTTTATGCAGGTATGACTTCTAATCCAGAAGAAGTTGTATTTTCAGAGCCTTTTAATGAAGATGGATTTTTAACTGCAAATGGTGCTGGTAGTTTTAGAGTTGATACTGAAATAGTAGGATTAAAAGTATTTAGGGATGTTCTATATGTTTTTGGTAAAGATAAAATATTTAAACTTGCTGGATCATCTAAATCAGATTTTGTAGTTCAACCTGTAACAAGACAAATTGGTTGTTTAGATGGTGGGTCTATTCAAGAATTAGCTGGGGATATTATATTTCTTGCACCTGATGGATTAAGAAATATTGCAGGTACAGATAAAATTGGTGATGTTGAATTAGGCTCTATATCTAGACAAATTCAAGCACGTATTGATGAAATAGGTTTTGACAATATTACATCTTTAGTTATTAGAGATAAATCACAATATAGGTTATTTTATCCTACAACTACAGGTGCAGAAAATTCATCAGAAGGAATTATTTCAGTATTAAAAGCAAATCCTAATACAGGTTCAGTTGGATTTGAATATGCAGATTTAAGAGGAATTAAACCATCATGTGTTGATTCAGAGTTTACAACAAATGAAGTTGAACTTGCAGTTTATGGTGGTTATGATGGATACGTTTATAAGTTTGATATTGGTAATGTTATTACAAGAGCAAACTCAACAAGTAAAATTATAGCAACCTATCGTTCTCCAGATATGGTTATGGGAGATCCTGGTGTAAGAAAATATATGCAAAGGGTTAACTTAAACTATAAAGGAGAAGGTCAGAACGTAGATGCAAAATTATCATTAAGATATAATTATGATGATGTAAACTCACCACAACCCACTAAAATAAATATAACAGAGGCAGGTGGAGCAGCAATTTATGGTGTATCAACATATGGTACATCAGTATATGGATCATCAGGTGTTCCATTAATTAGACAATCAGTTGAAGGTTCTGGATTTGCAGTGGCAATTAAAATAGATGATACAGAAAGTGCAGATGTAATATCCATTAAAGGATTTCAATTAGAATTTACCCCAGGAGGAAGAAGATAATAACATGGCAGAATACGCAACTAGACAGAGTACATTTACTACAGGTGACATCATTGAAGCAGCACATGCCAATGATGAATTTGATCAAATATTAGCAGCCTTTAATGCTACTACAGGTCACAAACATGATGGTACTGCAGGTGGTGGAGCTTATATTGATACACTTGCTGATGTTGATGCAAATAACAAATTAGTTGTTGATACTGGAAATAATCGTTTTGGGTTATTTGTTGAAGTTACAGGTTCACCTGTTGAACAAATAAGATTTCAAGATGGTGCTATTGTACCTGTTACAGATAATGATATTGATTTAGGTACAGGTTCTTTAGAATTTAAAGATGCATACTTTGATGGTACAGTTACGGTTGATGCTATTGCTTTTCCAACGACTACTGTTACAGATGTATTAGATGAAGATACATTATCATCTGACAGTGATACTGCATTAGCTACTCAACAATCTATTAAAGCATATGTTGATTCTCAAGTTACTGCACAAGATTTAGATTTTCAGGCTGATACTGGTGGTGCACTAAATATTGATTTAGATAGTGAAACACTGACACTCACTGGTGGTACTGGTATAGATACTTCAGGGTCTGGTAACGCTGTTACATTCTCAATTGATTCTACAGTTGCTACTCTTACTGGATCTCAAATACTTACAAATAAAACATTAACTTCTCCAGTTATTTCTAGTATCTCAAATACTGGAACTTTAACTTTACCTACCTCAACAGATACTCTAGTAGGTCGTGCAACTACAGATACACTCACAAATAAAACTATTGATGCCAATGGTACAGGTAATAGTATTACCAACCTTGAAGTAGCTGATTTTGCTTCTGGTGTATTAGATACAGATTTAAGTTCTGTTTCTGCATCTGATGATACTTTAGCTTCAGCTAAAGCTATTAAAGCATATGTAGATTCTACTGTAGCAAATTCAGATACACTAGCTGAATTAAATGATACAGATATTTCATCACCATCGTCTGGTCATATATTAGTTTATGATGGTACAGATAGCTTTGATAACGTAGCAGTATCTGGAGATATTACTTTAGCTTCTGATGGTACAGCTGCTATTGCTTCAGGGGTAATTGTAAATGCAGATGTAAATGCTTCTGCTGCAATTGATGCAACTAAAATTCATGATGGTTCAGTTTCAAATACAGAGTTTGGATATCTGAATGGTCTTACTGGTGCTATTCAAGGTCAGATAGATGGTAAACAAGATTCAGATGCAGAATTAACAGCTATTGCAGGATTAACTTCAGCTGCTGATAAGGGTATTCAATTTACAGGTTCAGGTACTGCTGGAACTTTTGATTTAACAGCTGCAGGTAAAGCATTATTAGATGATGCTGATGCTGCTGCACAAAGAACTACACTAGGGCTAGGTACTGCTGCAGTATTAAACGTAGGTACATCAGCTAACAATATAGTACAATTAGATGGATCAGGATTATTGCCTGCTGTAGATGGTAGTCAATTAACTAATTTACCAGGTGCTTCTGCAGGATTCGCAATCGCTATGGCTGTTGCCTTGTAGTAACCTATTGACTTTTTTACGAATAACGATATAATATATTATAAGGAGAATAATTAAATGGCACAAAACTTTAGAAGATACACAAGCAATGATGTAGGCACTTCTGCTGCAACATTATTTACTGCTAACAGTTTCGATACTGTAGTAGGAATATCTGTTGCAAATGTTACAGCTTCTGCTGTAGTAGCATCAGTTTACATTAATGATGGTGCAAATGATATTTACTTAGTTAAAGATGCTCCAATTCCTAC